CATTAATAAATGAGCTCTACTACTAAAGTTTACCGGTGTTGGGTTAAACGTTCTGTAATAAGCCGCAGAATACAAAAAAGTTAGGGTACCCATAACACCACTATTATTTGTTGGGTAATAGTAATATTGTTGTAACTCAATTTGTGCTGTAGTATTTTCAGTGTGTTTATCAAAAAGCCAATTTGTAACATTTTGTACATTCGATGAGTTAAATGGTTGTTGTGAATAATTGGTTCCAATAATGGCTCCACCAGGGAAAGGTGTCTGAAGAAGTGCTGCCGGAGTAGCAGGTATAAATGGTATTGAGCGGAAGATATTTACCGTTGTCACCATACTGGCAAAATTAGCAAATGTAGATGCCCCCACACCCGCTGGTGTGTAATTTACATAAGTTGTGCCCGCAGCATTACTATCATCATCAGTCGCTAAATAATAATACGGTAAATTTGATGTAAATGCTGTATAATTTGGGTTAGTAGCGGTTTGATTTGATACCGTAAAAGAATATGAAGGAAAATACAATTTGTACCCTTGGTTATTTGGGGTAAGGTGTGATAAAGGGTGGTTTGAACTTGATGCGTAAAGGTTAGCCCCAAAAGCCTGAATTGGTACATTCAAATAATATGGTCCTTCCACCTCTATAGTTCCCGGTGCTGGATATCCATAAATTTTTGATAAATCGTACTTAATATTTTGTTTTTGTGAGTGTGGATCAACACCTCTTGTACAAATTATAATTTCATAATTTTGATAATTTGCCATTAATTGTAACGCTGGTGTATTAATAGTCTCAACAACGTAATTATTAGGAGATGTACCACCAACTATAGTACAACTTGGTCTGATGTAACTTATTTTATGTAATAAATAATCTTTAGGAAAATACCCACTTGATGTTGTGTTTGCAATTTGTAAAAAGTCACCTACGGTAATTCCTGTTATGGCTTGGAAATATTCTAAATCTGTTGGGTACTTTAAGAATGATTGTTCATATCCATTAACACCTGGTGTTGTTGGTCCATTATTTCCTAAAGAAACAATTTGGGTAATTGGGTCTGCAGTTATTATTACTTGAGCGAAGGTTTGTACAGAACCATTTTGTGAAGGATCCGCGTAATTTATCGTTATACCTGTGGTTCCAGTGAATGTAACACCTGTTATTGAATTTAAATTAAATTGATTTAGAGTACCCCCTGTTAAGTTGACTTGTCGGTCAAAAGAGTACTGATCGATATAATTAGGGTCTTGGAACGTAAATAATTTTCCTGGAAGTAACTGAGAGCTGGTACCTGGATTTGCCAAAAATACTAATACTTGATCTTCATAAGGATTGGACCCTACTATCTGTGGGTTTACATGTACTTCTACCCTGTTTGGCGCATTTACACCAAAATATTTATCTTTTGTATTAAATTGATTTAGTTTTTGTGGATATGTTGATGATGATGGATATGCAAACCATCTCTTATCACCACCCACATTTGTTTTTCTCGCGGCAAATAAAAATGGTTGTGGTGCGTGTAATAAGACTTTTTCGTTTGGTAGTAATTGAATTGGTGGTGTTGTTGTTAAAATATCATAACCTGAAAAAAGTCTTATAAAATCTTGGTTAGCTCTGGTCACAACTGTAGGATCAATTTCTTGTTGGCTCAACAAGTATTGGAAAGATTGGTAGTCGTTAACTAAAAATCCCGAACAATCAAAAAATCCATCATTAGGGTTTGTACTAGTGTTTGATGTTTGATTTAAGTTTGGGTGAGTGATTTGATAAGCGGCGGATGAATTTACGGGGGCCAACGCACCTAATGGTTGTGCCAAACCAGTTGTGTTTCCATTTTGTACTGCCGTATTTATTTCGGCCAATAATTCGTCCGCGGAAAAATCACTATCAGTTTCAACCTCACCACAATTACATTCACACGTATTACAATCGGGATATGTTATCATAGGTAGTGACAATCTTGGTATATTCAATGGACCTGAAAAAATTGCCAAAGCAATCGAACCAAGAGTAAGTATACCATATAGAACGGCCAATGAAATAGATAATATTAAATCTTGAGACGCTTGAGTCGCCATTGCAGATGCAACAGTGTAACAAGCTATATCTACAACAGGTAATGGACCAAATGGTGATGGTATGAATGAAGTGATACATGATGCCAACATACTTGCAGCGGCTGCCGCTGCGGACGAAGCTTGTACCGCCTGTACAATATTAAATACGGTTAGGAATGTAAATAAGGCAATTGCAAGACCCTTTATAACAGGCCAAGCATAACCAACAAAATGTATCAACCACAATACTATAATTGCAACAGGTAACAATAAATTCAACAGTGTGTTGAAAGTAAAAAATATTGGGTCAAAGTTTCTAATTATATCATTAACGGGAAAAGTGTTATTGGTTGTCTTACAAGTTCTGTTATCAATCTCTTTTATACCTAAATGTTTTCCTCTTCCAATACCATTTTTATATCTATCTAAAAATAATGCAGTGGTATAAACTTTATTATAGTTGAACTCATAAAAAGTATCTTCACAATCAATTGCCGCTTGTACGTCGGCATAATCATCCCAATCTAATGAAAATGCATATGACCTATAAAGGTCAAATTTCTGTTGTGGTATTTCGTTAAACGTAAAAACTTGAGGAGCGTTACCAACTGGTGTTCCGTTTATTTGTATTTGAGAACCCGCAGGTAAAAATATAGATTCAACACCTCCCAAATATGGTACAAATCCCGATCCATAGTTAATGAATATCTCGTAAGATAAATTGTTCAACGCCGAAACAAATTGCCAACCAGTATCAACAAGAATTGATATTGGTGAACCAACTTGTTGTGGATATGGTGTTGGTGAATTTGGAGGTGGTGCCGGTATGGTATATGTTGTTGTTTGAGAGGCCAAAGATAATGGATCCACATTAGACGAAAACCATCCGTGTTCTTTTATATTTGGTACTAAATAAGATGCCCTTTGAAATGCTCCTGAATACTCGTCATCAGATAATCCAATTTCTTTACTCTTTTTTTGGATTGATTTTTGAAATCTATTAATTGATAATGTTTTTTCTTTGTTAATCCATCTAAATTTAAATCGGTATTTTCCTTTTGTTGGGATACCCTTAGATGGGTCGTTTGAAAAAACTTGGTCTCCGAATTCATTGGTTACAATGTAATTCAAATTCATTGGTACACTAGCAACAAATGCTCCGTTTTCATCAATTATCCTACCCTTATCTTCAAATTCATATTGTTCTAAAGTAGGTCTTCCTAATTCATCACTGTATATTGTTTGTCTTATTGATAAAATTTGTCCAGGACCTGTTATTAGTTCACATAAATTACCTGTGTCGTTTTTAGGTCTACAAGCAACAGATAATGCATCATCATCTGTTGTACTTAATATGGACCCCATAAATACCGCATATGGTTTTATTACAATATTAGCAAATTTTGTTAAATCAAAATCAACTCTTGTTATTCCTAATTGACATATGTCAGTGTCACCCCATAATGGTCTAACATCGACATTAAAATTTAAATTAACTATCTGAGGTAATGAATCTAAGTTTGTTGAGGTTTTAAATTGTGCACCATCAACTTGTGCTTCGGTCGCAACACCTTGTTGTAATAAATCTTGAGGTGAAAGTGAAAAACAACCAATATCAGACAAATCAACATCCATAACAACAGTTTGTTCCCCAACAGGAACTCCAAATATCATGAAGTCACCGCTTTCATTTGTTTTTACAGTATATCTATAGTATCTGTCATAAACCTCAACATATGAAGAATCCATAAGAACATCACCTCTTGTTGGGAAGGTTCCTGTAGATTGGTGTCCTATGTAAGATGGATTTTTTGGTAACAAATTATATCTGTAACCTTCTTCATTACGACTAGTTAAATTTACGTAAGGATATAATTCAGAAATTATAGGATTATCAACATCATCTCCCTGTAGTGGAATGAAAACAGAAACTCTTGCATTTGGTACGCCATATCCGTTATTTACTACTACACGTCCTACAATTACACCATAATCAGAACAATATCTTGTGTAGACATCATTTGCTAAAATTTTTAAAGACAAAATTTCTAAAAACTCAAAATCTTGGTCTAATTCTACGTTGATATACTTATCAACCCCAACTTCCGTCCTTATTCTATATGATTTAGGCATTAAATTTTTCTTTTTTGATAAATAGTTTATTTCCCATTTTCAAAAAAGTAAGTGGGTAATTTGAAAAATAAATCTCTAAGAGAAACTTACTGTTTTTAGATTTAAAACTCGAACATTAATATCCTTACTCGGATATCTAACTTGGTAAATTTGTGATGGTTCAGCATAAATAACGTCCGCATATAATTGGATCTCTTTTGTTACTGGATCTGAATATGCTTGAGATGTTTCAAATGATGAATATTGTCCACCTACTAAGTTAAAGAATCTCATGTCGGATATACTTATAACCCCATTTTCAGATTGTATTAATCTTCTAAGTTCTGAAACAACAACATTTTGACCTAATTGTCTTGTCAATGGGTTAAAGTAATTCGAAATTATTTGAACGACTTTGGCTATGACAGCCCCCTGTGTTTGTGAGTTATCTAAAACAACGTCACAAGTAATTGCTAAATCAATTGGTTCGGCACTTTCAATAGATATGTAATCATTTATCATTCTGTAATTTGACAAATAATTTGCAACATTTTGTTTTAAAGTGTTAGATATTACATCTGTTAGATTTCCACTTGTGTCATATGACAACATTTTTATCTTAACTTTATTATTCTCTTCAACAATCCCAACTTTTGCTGGTGCTCCAAATATAGAAGGCATAGTTCTTATAATAGATTCATAATCATTAACCGTAACGGCTCTGTTTTGAGCGGCAAAGTTAAATGATACCATTTGTCTTACATCTTCTGTTGTTGGTGCGTTAGCTCCTCCAATTGCTGCGGTAACATTGTTACATCTTAAACTGTTTATAACAGATCTGTTTATTGTTTCAGAAGGACCTGTGACCGAAAAAGTAACAGTACCAACCTGATTTATTGCATTTACACCTACATTTGTCGCCAATCCACCACCAACTCTATATTGAATGAACAAGGTACTGTTTGACTTTAATGCACTTCCTAAACCTAAATTATTAGTATATCGTGAAATATCTATTCCTTTACCGTCTCTTGCAAATTCCCTTAATTGTTCTTCGGCAGAAACATTTCCACCACCAAAAGTCAGTTTTAAAAATCCTTCAGGAGTGTACTCAGTTATAAATTTTTGTGAAGTAGATATGTATCTTCCAACTTTAACACCAGGTTGATCAGATGGTTTAGTAGGGTCTTCAACAAAAACTCTATCCTCAACCAAAGCTTTAACTTCGTACCATCTATCAGGTCCTAAAGTTATAAAATCAGGTGCCGGTGGTATTGTTGTATATTGTGTTCCATCCTTAAGTAAAACACTTGTTATACCTAACACATTTTTTTCAGGTAAAAATAATTGGAAGTATGGTGTGATATCGTTAGGTGTAATAACTCTTTTGAATACTTTTGTAATTCCATTAACAACTACTTCTCTTTTAGTTATAGTATAATTTATTAAATTTCCATTTGCATCGAAATTAGGTATTTTTAATCTGTTTGGTGTTCCTTCAGCATTTATAGCGGATGCAAAATCTATATCATATACGGTCTCAAAAGTTTGACCAGCTCCGTTTACTTGTGAACCTCTTGATAAAATACCACAGTATCTAAGATCTTCCCTGTCACCAAAGGCCGGTACTGTGATTGAAAAATCTATCAATGCTACAGATGGTCTTTGTCCTGGTATTTTTAACCCATAAGTTCTTGCAATATTATAAATTGAAGATTTTTGTTGTGCAAATTGTAATACAGTTTCTTGTATACTTCTATCTATTTGAAACTGTAAGTTATCTGTTACCGCAGCATTCAAATCTAATAATACTGAGAATATCCCCGCATCATTGAAATTTTGAACTAAATCAGGATAGTAAGTTCTTGTGAAATTTATTAACTCAGTTCTTGTCCCTTGAAAGTCTCTTGTTGTGTAGGATATCTTTTTTTCTGCCATATTTTTAAATATTAATTATAACAAAATCACTTGCCTCAAAAGCCTGATTTGTAATTCTATAATTTATTGTAATTTTTGCGGTATGTTCCAACTCTGAAATTCCAGGTACTTTAAATTCTCTTTGACCGTCTTCGTTCACAGTATAACCTTTATTTTCTAATCCGTCTGATGCTGCTTGGATTTTTATTTCCGTAACTATCAAGTTTGGTAGAAATTCTCCGATAGCGTCTCTTATGTCCGATTCTATTTCAGAAAAAGTTGGTCCATCTAAAGGTTCAAAAATATATTCGTATAATCTAGTACCAAAACTTGGTAAATAATATCTTGATCCTTTCCTTGTTAATAATAAATGTATAAGTGAATTCCTTATCTCCTCTTGATTTGTGTCAGATACGTCTAAATATCTACCAACAAAAGAGTCTCTAAAAGGGAATGTTATACCGTATGAAATACCTGTTGCCATATCACATATAAATATAAGTTATGAAATTTTTAAGTAAAAAAAAATCCTTACTTTCGTAAGGATTCTTTTAAATTCGTATTTCCCTTTAGATACAAAGGTTCATATGGACAGTGCAAACACTTAGAACCACAACATTTACCACGTTTTATATGGTAAGTTTCTGTCATTACAAATTTACCATTTTCATTTTTGTAAAAGTCAGGTTCAGGAGACTTTTTTGTAATCTCCTGAACATATAACTGTTGTATCCAATCATTTGATGCACTTACCGTCATAACTTATACTATTTCACATGCTCCTCCAGCACAAGCAACTTCACCACTCAAATTTGTATTATCTTGTAGTTCAATCACTTTTGTTAAATCAACATCGGATAATGTTTTAATTAATCTTTCAAAGTCTTCAGAAGTACAATCTTCAAAAGGTGCTTGAGTATAAGTTCCTCCGTTGTATGGTAAAACAGATAATCCGTTATAGAATTTTCTGTTGTTCCACATCCAATCACCAACTAAATCCCACTCATCTTCTTTTATTGAAACTGTTGCAGAAACATTGTGACTGTTTTGTCCTGATCTGTGTCCGGCTCTTACCCACTCCTGAGATACTTTCTTAACACGTTCCAACATTTGGAATACTGATTCGTGACGAAGAATAGAACCTTCAGGTGATTTTTGTGGAATAGTAATTACTGCAGTGTCATGAGGACGGAAAAATTCATCTTCAACTAATTCAGGGTGGTTGATTGCTAAGTAAGAATAAATAGCCTCATTTTTACCAACGCGGATTCTTCTTAAATAGTAATCGTTATGCCAAGCGTGAATACCTGAAGATGTACCCAATACTAACGATGACGTTCCTGAAGGTTTAACTGTAGTTGTTCTTGCCGCTTTATTAATTCCAATAAGATTTGCAACTCTTTCGTTTTCTTCTTTAACCGCTTGAGCCGCTGCTTTCATGTCGTAACCTAAAACAACACCTGAACCAATACCAGTCATACCAACTCCAATTAGTGCATCTTTTTCTGTTGTTCTTTTCCAAACATCACGAAGATAGTGGAAATCTGTATACCCTGCTTGAAGTGTTCCGATGAATGCCGCTCCTCTAACTCGTTGTTCAAAATCTTCTTGGGATTCAATATCAGATGCATTTACCTCACAAAGGTTACAGAACTGATAAGGTCTTAGACCGATCTCACAACAAGGGTTTGTTCCCCAATCTTTATCGTTAGATAGATAGATACCAGGTTCACCGGCTCCTGACAATTCAATTCTTTTCCAAAGATCCATAAAATATTCTTTGGTTACTTTGTGACGAAGTAGAACTGCTGAGTTGTTAGCTCTACCTCTTTGTGGGTTTTGTTCCCACCAATTTCCGCTCTTACAAGAAATCATTTCATCATCGTCAGCCGAGAACAATGAAATAAGAGCCGCTCTACGAATACCACCTGCTAACACAGCGTCAGCAATATGACATACGATGTCGTGAGTTTCAATCGGTGTTAATTTTTCACCATCAGTTTTATTTTCAAAAACTTTCGTAATGTGGTGAATACAATCTTTTAATGGTTGAGGTCCGGGTGCTTACCACCTGATGTAACCAAAAGAGCTCCTTTGTGTCTAATATCAGAAAAATCAAAAATTGGTGTTGATGATTTTAATCCAAAATAAGACTCAACTAAAACTTTTATGGCGTCTGCCCATCCTTCAATACTATCACCAATCAAATATCGTCTTGTTCTATTTGGGTTTGGTTTTTTAATTTCAGGAAGTTTCTCAACGTGGTGTTTTTGAACTGAGAACCCTACTCCAGTACCACCTAATAATAAGAACATCGTTTCAGAAAACGCATCTTGGTGGTCAATTGGCATGTAAGCACAGTTATAAACTCTGTTTGGTGAAATTTCGATTGGTTTACCTCCAAATTGTAATGATCTCATAGAAGGAAGAATCTTCTTGTCGTATACCATTTTGTACACTTCTTCGATTTCATCTTTAATATGTGGGTATTTTTTTTGGTGCATTTCTTTGTTTCTTGTCACCAATTCTTCCCAAGTTTCTCTTCTATTTTTTTCAGGAAGGAATTTGGCGTATTTCATATACACCGTAATGTCACTTAATATTCTTTGTGATATATCCATTTTAAAGTAAATTTATTTTGTTAATTGTTTTGAGATTGAGTTTCCTTCTGTTTTCTTTTATCCAAAAGCTCCCTTACTCTTTGTCGTTGTCTTTCTTCTTTCTGTTCTTCAAGACCTAAGAACGTTGTAGTGCTTTCTGTATCTATTTCCAACATTGCGTTGTCGAATTTACAATTTTCAAATACAACCCCATCGTCACCGATTCTTGACTTAGTTATTGCAATAGTGGCCAACTTCATTTCTTTTTGTTGTAATGTTTTTGCCACTGAAATAATAACGTGTCCAACTTGTGCCTTTTTGATTGATCCACCCATCTGATCTGTTGTTACCACTTCTGATGAAATTGAAGATCGGTTACCTTGTGTTGCGGTCCAACCTACAATACTCATCTCGTGACACATAGCTTCAAATGCTCTCATCACTGAACCTTCACTCTTCCATTCGTCACCCAAGTTCTTATCAGGAACTATACAATCAATGTAATCCAAAACTATCATATCAATTTTTATACCATCTGCAACCATCTTTCTAATTTGATTTTTGATTTGCAACATAGTCATTGTGTCTGAAGGTAGTTTCTTCAATATTAACTTGTTTGGCATCTCCGTTTGAATTTCATTTACTCTATTCATTACTTCGTCTTTTTGATCAGACAAATCGTCAGGATGAACTCCTGTCCATAGAGTAAAATGTTTTCTTTGGATAACCTTTGGGTTGTCTTCAAAGAAGACTTGTAGAACGTTAAATCCAAGATTAAAAGCGTGATTTGAAATCTTGGTCAACACTGTAGACTTTCCTACACCTGTTGGTGCCAAGATAACACCAATCTCACCTTTAGCAAGACCCCCCTTCAATAACCTATCGATACCTGGAATACCCATAGGAATCGGGTGTCTGTAATCTTCTTCGAGTACTTGATCGAGGTTAGAAAATACGTCCATCATTGATGTATCTTTATTTCCGACTAACAAAGCATCTCTAACTAATTCTTCAAGGGTGTCATAATTTTCAAATTCACCTCCGTCAATAATTTTTTGAGCCTTTGTCATAACCTTCTGTAACTCTTGTTGTTTACAGAACTTAAGAGCCTTTTCTTGTACAAAACCTACGCCATCAATAGGTGCATCCTTAATTTTCTTAATTGTGTCTAAAACAATTTTAGATGCGATCTCTTGTTGAAGTTCGGATTTTGTGATTTGTTCTAAGGTTTCAAACGATGGTGTGTGGTCAAATTTTTTGTAGTACTCTTTAACCATCTGAATGATGATTTTAAAGTATTTGTTTTCAAAATAGCTGTTCTCAATA